GTAAGTTTTACAACCCCCCTCAAGAGGCCAAGATGTTTAAAAAAATAAAGCAATGGGTAAAGCCTAATGATCCTAGTGATCGTAGGCTTTACCGTTGCACATGCGGTGATTTGTTTTGGAATGATTCTCCTAAAGAGATAAAAGACAAACATGCAGGGCATCGATTTTCTTTATGCATTAATGGCTCGACATGGGAATTTTTTAAACTCAAAATGGGATGGATCAAATGAAATTAGTCATTGGGATGCCGTGGTATGATGGCCCAGATGTGTCTTGTTATGCAAGGCACATTGATTTTTTTATGTACTTGTCTGAGTTAAGATCAAGAACAATCGTTTATAATAAATTAGGCGAGGACTATTGGAATATTGATTGGCCCAAACTTGGTGATGAAGATGAAGAGGCAGAGCCTACAAAAGAAGATTTTGAAAGGTTGGGCGTTTTAGAAATAGGGTTAATAGATTATTCAAGAACATCATTGCCGGGAAAAGCTAGAGAGCTTATATGTGAAATGGCATTAGGTTGGGATGCGGACTACATAATGATGTGGGACGATGATATGCTATTTGATAAAAGCACTTTTCTAAAGCTGTTTAGGCACGATGTTCCTGTAGTAGCAGCATTAGCTTTTGCAGCTAGAGAACCTCATCAACCAGTAATAATGACTATTAAAGAAGATGTAGCATCTACTGGTCAAAAAATGATGAGAAGCGATGTTGTGTTAGACTATCCAGAAGATTCTTTGATTACCAATAAAGATGTAGGTGGAGCAATAGCGTTTGGCACAGGCGTTTTTTTAATGAAAGGCGAAGTGTTAAAACAAGTTCCGCAACCTTGGTTTGAGTCTACAGGAGCAGGAGAAGATTTTTTCTTTTGCACTAAATGCCATGAACATGGAGTTCAAAGATATGTTGATACAGCAACAAAAACTCAACATAAAAAATACGAACCTCATTGGGTAGACGAACAATATTACAAAAAATATAAAGAGTTAAATCCACAAGCTTTTGATCGTTTTATTGGGAAGGAGGCAATTTAATGTCTCCTTTATTAACAATTGCAATCCCAACATATCAAAATTATCAGCAATTAACTTGGTGCTTAACGTCTTTAATTGGCAATACAGAATTTCCGTTTAAAGTAATTGTTATTAATAACGACAGTACAAATGAGTCGCAATTACAAATACAGGAAATAGTAAATTCTATAGGATTTAAAGACGTAGAAGTCTTGCAGCCCGGCACTAATTTAAAGTGGATGGGATCAATAAACTTGGCTTTGTTTCAAACTTCTACGCCATTTTTCTGTATGATGAATGATGATGTGGTCTTTGTTCCAGAATCAAAAGCATTTTGGAGAACGTTAATAAATCATTTTGTTAATCCAGAGGTAGGCGCAGTAGGTCCATCTTCTAATTTCGTAGCAGGAAATCAAAACCTTTTTAACGTAAACTTGCCAATCCACTTATGCTCTTCATTATTAATTGGCTTTTGTTTGGTAACAAGAACCGATTTGTTAAAAGAAATTGGTGGATTAGATGAGTCTTTAGTTGGAGGAGATGATTTAGATCTTTCTATTAGACTTACTAAAATGGGTTATGATTTAATAGTAGATAGATCTGCCTATTTACATCACATTGGTCAGCAAACGGGGCAGCGAGTACATAAAGGGTATTGGGATTCACAAGACCATCAAGAAGCTGTTTCAAATGCAATTATAAAAAAACATGGCTTTATATCATGGCATAATTGTTTTCAGTCTAAATGGTCATATTTTAATCCTAATGATAAAAACCCAAATGTACTTTATGAAGATGATTGGTTTAATAAGCATCTTAAATATTATAAAGACAAAAAGGGTGTCAATTTAGGCTGTGGCTCAAAAGGTGGGGACTATAGCGCATTTGGTTTCGATATTGCCAGAAAAGGAGACCAAGGAGCAGGGGGTCGTAAACTAACAGAAGCAATCTTAGACTCAACTGCAGATGCGAATGATTTACCTATAAGCAGTAACAGTTTAGATTATATAATGGCTCCACATATATTAGAGCACTTATTAAATCCATACGCTTCTTTAGATGAATGGGACAGAGTATTAAAGCCAAAAGGGATGTTGTTATTAACATTGCCTAATCACGATTTATTGCCAACTATGGTATTGGATCATACGCATTTACATGCATACAATCCAGACTCTGTAAAGTCAATTATGGCAAAAACAAATTTTGTCATTGATGAATTTATAGAAAACGTACATGGAGCTATGGCAATTAAATTAATTAAAAAGGCGAATGTATAATGGCACAAATATCTTTTGTTTATAATAGCGATATTAGAAATAATGGAACTGCAACACTAGCTTTTAATAGCTGCAAACATCAGTTAGGTTGGGGCGATAAGGTAGATCGTTGGAGGCCAGATGGTGACTTACCAGAGCGTGAAGTCTATATTTATATAGATGACGGAAGAGATGATTTAAAATGGGAATGTCCTAAACCTAACGCTTATTGGGCAATAGATACGCACCTAGGTTATGATTATAGACTTTGGAAAGCAAAGCAGTTTGATCGTGTGTATTGCGCTCAATTAGAAGGCGTTAGAAAAATGCGAGAAGATGGGATCAAAAATGTAAGTTGGTTGCCATTAGCTTGCAATCCTATGGCGCATCCTAATTTATCAGAAATGTTGGTGCATCCAAATAAAGATGTGCACACAAAAGAACAGTCATTGTCAAAGCAATACGATTTAGGGTTTGTAGGATTTATAAATCAAGGTGCAGGTGAAGGTTCTAATAATAGAGTAGAGTGGCTTGATTTTGCCTTTAATAAATATCCTAATTCTTGGTTTGCTTTTAATAGATTTTTTGAAGATATGGCGGTAATCTATATTAGGTCACGGCTTGGATATAATATTTCTATACGCAATGATCTTAATATGCGTTTTTTTGAAGTGCTTTCTACTGGAACTTGTTTGCTTACCAATACAGATGTAGAAGGAATTTTAGAATTAGGATTTATAGATGGAGAACATTTTGTAGGATATAATGGGCAAAGTTCTTTTGAAAGATCTGCAAAATGGGCACTGTCTAATTCTGATGAAAGAGAGCGAATAGCTAAAAATGGTATGGAATATGCAAGAGAAGTGCATACCTATGACAAGCGTATAAATAAAATTTTAAGTGACTTTTCAATAAAAAAGAGTTAAAATGGAGGGTGATCTTACATATGTGTTCAAGAAGAACGGCTTCTTGAGGGGGTTATGTAAGTGATCCCTCCTATACTGGAGAAAATATTATGATTGGTTTATCTAATTGGAGCGTAGGCGCGGTAGGAACGGATAGTGGAGCAACTGCTACACAAGCATCTGACAGCACACGGCAGTGGGTAGTTACTGGCATTTCTGGTCATACAGATGCTGACTCTTTAATACAGATTACTGATGGCACAAATGTTTTGTTTGAAAGTAAAATAGATGTAAGTGCTGAAGGGTTTTCGTTCCATTTTAATGGACTTATTATTCCTGTTGGCACTGGAAATGCAGCCGTAGGAAAAGTTGTTACTTCATCAAGCGATAGCTTTGTTACTATTTATGGACATTCGGCTCCGTAAATAAACTTAAACCCCCCTCAAGGAGAGTATTATGTTACGCAAAAAACGCCCCACATTGTCAATTGATAATGCTTTAACCGATGAATTGCAGAATGATATAAAAAACGGTAGATACACTTTAGACGATGGAGTGCCTTTGCCACTGTCTAAAACAGATAGGTCTAAAATAATTTATCGTAAATATGAAGCTGAATCAGAAATGATCAGCGATACTAAGCATAAGCAATGGACGGAAACGTTAGTAACTCATCCAAAAGTTGCTATATTAGGATTAGAAGACAGGCTGTTAGATGACGATGTAACTGGTATATCTACAGACGATGGCATCATTATGACCTTTGAAGGACAGCCATTGCAAACAGTTTGTATAGATTCACGCACTATGCGTGTATTAACTGAAGATCAAGCTGAATTAGAAGAAGAAGCTACTGGTCAGCAGTTTGTAAGATATACTGAGTGGGGCTTTTATTTAAAAGAAGCAAAGCTTACTAATGGTCCAGAAGCTCGACAACGATTGTCAGAAACTTATGAAAAGCAGAAAAACCAAGAGCAAGCTGAAATGTTTAATTCAATGGAAAGCTTCTTTTCTAAATTAATGACTAAGCTAGAGTCTGACGGTAAAGTTATTAATAATACAGAAGACTTGGCTAAAAATACTGGTGCTATAGCTGATCCAAAAATCTTAATGCAAGAGCTTTTGCAATCACATAGTCCAGAGCAATTGAAGGCAATGGTTGAATTAGAAGAGGCAGAAAATGACGTAATAGAACCATTGTCAAAAGAAGAGTTGGTTGAAGCAAAAAAAGAAGAAACATCATTAAACAAAATGGTTGAAACAGGTGAAGTAGAAGAGTTGCAAAGCAAATAGTAATAATTAAGGAAATGGCCTAATGACATTTGAAGACATTTATAAAGAATTGAATTTGCTAGCTTCAGAAGAAGATGGTGATGATTTTGAAGAAATGGCAAAACGTTCTATTAATCTTCATTATTTTGAATTATTGTCAGAAACAAATACAGATTTAGAACGTAGAGAGTTTACTATAACTACTGAAAGTGGTGTAAGTAAAATTGGAATGCCTTTGTATGTGGCAGACGTTTTAAATATTGAAGACGATGACAATGATAGGCCATTAGATTTGTATGGTCCACATGCTTTTGACAGAAGACATTCTGGAACAAACACTTCTGGAACGCCAGAAGAAGCTTTTTGGATAGGAGAGCATGGAGTCCAAAAACAGCCAACGGCAGCAGGAGCTTTGACTATAGAGTCTTCGGATAATACTGATACTGGAGGCAACTATAAAATAGTTATACATGGAATGGTTGGAGGTGTTGATACCAGAGAGGTAATTGACTTTACTGGTACAACACCTGCTTCTTCATCTAATAGTTTTGATGCTTCTGTCAATGCAATTGGTATTAGAAGGGTTGTTTTAAAAAATAATAATAATACAACCTTTACTGGTAATGTTACTATTAAAGATT